GAAACAGAATTAAATATCGATTTAGGCGCATTGCAAGAAAACTTAGAAAACTTAGCGTCAGAGTCAGAGGAAGAGATTTCTTTAGATGAGCTTCTTTCTAGTCATGAGATTAACGAGGAAGAAGAAGATTTAGATGAGGCATATGATATGCGTGATCTTGGCGGCCCATCGTATATGGGCGGTAGACAGCCAACATCAACTAGAGCGCCACAAAAAGAAAAAGGTGACGCCAAAAAGAAAAAAGACAAAGAAAAGAAAAAAGAGGACGAGGTGTCAGAGGATGTAGATCCCGATGCACTTGTCGATGCAATTATGGAAAAACTTACAGTCGATATGGGTGCAGAACTTGCCGGCTGGGCAGGTAGATCATCTGATGACTTAAAATTTCAAATTGAAAAAGAATTAGCACACCGTCGTAGTACGGATGTGGAAGAAGAATTGGAAGTTTTGAAAAAAGCTCAAGAAGAGTTGGTTTTTGAGAATAAGCAACTCAGCGAGCAGAATAACAAATATGAGCAGGCCTTCCATGAGCTTAAAGAAAATTTACAAGATGTAAATCTTTCTAATGCACGCTTGCTCTATACGAACCGTGTTTTGAGAAATTCCTCCCTTAATGAGCGACAAAAAGATAAAATTGTCGAAGCAATTTCTAGCGCTGGTTCTGTAACAGAGGCGAAGACTATTTTTGAAACGCTTCAAAGCACAGTGGAGTCGACTCCTAAGAAGTCACCAAAATCACTGAGCGAGGCAATCGGTCGACGCAATACTGTTCTTCGGGCAACTCGTAAAGAAACGCCCGCATCCGATCCATTACAGGATAGGATGAAAAGACTAGCTGGAATAAAATAATCATATATTAAAAGGAGGTGATTTAAAATGTCTAGTATTATCGATAGATTGACCGAAGGTGTTGTCAATCGTGATATGCGAGCAGAGAGCCACGCTCTTCTTTCCAAGTGGGAGAAGACCGGACTTCTTGAGGGTCTTAATTCTGACCGTCAAAAGGGCACTATGTCTCGTTTGCTTGAAAACCAAGCAAAAGAATTACTTCGCGAAAGTACTTCTATGGCCGCTGGAGATGTCGAAGGTTTTGCCGCCGTCGCATTCCCCATCGTCCGTCGTGTTTTCGCTGGCTTGATCGCAAACGATCTCGTTTCCGTTCAGCCGATGAGTCTCCCATCGGGTCTCATCTTCTTCCTTGATTTCGTGTATTCACCCGATCTCGGAAGCAGCTCTACCATTACCGATAGATTCGGTAACTCGGTTAACGAGTCCATTTACGGTACCAACCGTGTTGGTTCTCAAGTAACTGGTGGTGTTGACCTTGTTGGTCCCAAGGGTGAAGACCTCTCTGGTCCTCGCACCGTTAGTGCCCGCGGTTATGCATACGCTTCGCCTACTGCGTCGTTTGACATTACGTCGAGTGCTCTTACCGTTAGCGGCTTCCAACTTGGAAATGGTACCAATGCGCAAAACAAGATCATCGATTTCGATCCTGACTTGCTTGCTCTCAGTGGTTCCGGCCGTTATGTAATTAGAGTTGAGGTTCCCAAATCCAACATTCAAGCTGCTGGTGCAGGCTCTCAAGCTGATTATAACAACCTCGGTGCATTCTCCTGTTCGATCGCTTCGCTTTCGGATGTGTTGGGTGACGCCGGTGTCAGCGCTGCAACGACTGCGCAAGTTCGTCGTTTGACCCACATTACCACTGGTAGTAACGGTCTTTCTGCAGGTCGTGGTGATGGTAACTTGAACCTTATCTTTGTTACCAGCGACAGCACTACGCCAAGTGTTATCAATATTGGAGGCCGGCACCTTTCCTTGAGCTGCCCACAAATCGATGATTTGACTAACGGCGGTGCTCTCGGTTCGGTTGTTGGACAAGCTGAGTGGGGACTTGAGGGTTCCGAGTTGATCCCAGAGATCGACATCAAGGTTGACAGCATCGCTGTTACCGCTCAAACGAAGAAGCTCAAGGCTAAGTGGACCCCGGAGTTAGGTCAAGACCTTAACGCCTACCACAACCTTGATGCAGAAGTCGAGTTGACCAGCATTCTCTCTGAGCAAATTGCTCTTGAGATTGACCGCGAGATCCTTGCTGACCTCGTTAATGGTGCAACTGCCGATACTCGTTACTGGTCACGTGCCCCGGGTCTCTTTGTAGACTCCAATGGTAATGAAATTGGTGCTAGCTCTGCTGCTCCCGATTTCACCGGTACAGTGTCTGAGTGGTATGAGACCCTTGTTGAGACTATCAACGATGTGTCCGCTGCAATCCACCGTAAGACTCTGCGTGGTGGCGCTAACTTCCTCGTCTGCGGACCTGAAGTTGCCAACATTCTTGAGTTCACCGCTGGATTCCGTGCATCTGTCACTCATGACGATGAAACCGGTTCTGTCGGTGCAGTGAACGTTGGTTCGCTTAGCAAGAAGTTTGATGTCATTGTTGACCCATACTTCCTTCGCAACGTGATCCTTGTTGGTCGTCGCGGTTCCTCTTTCCTTGAAAGCGGATATGTGTACGCTCCATACGTGCCACTGCAAACCACTCCTACGATCTTCGGACCAGAAGACTTCGTACCCCGTAAGGGAGTCATGACGCGTTATGCCAAGAAGATGGTGCGTCCTGATATGTACGGTCTTGTTGTCGTCCGCGGACTCCTTGGAGAATCTGGCGCTTAGGCTATAATTTAGCACAACTACAGTGTAAAGCCTCCGTTTTTTTGACGGGGGCTTTCCTGTATGCAAAACTATTTATAGCAAGGATAGAAATATCTGATACCATATGTTTTTAACATAATTTAAAATGGAGGGTTTTAAACATGGGAACAAAAAGAGTTGGTCACAGCAGAATTCAAAAGCTGATTAATGACAACCAAAAAGAACTTCACCACAGACATCCGGGTTACATTAAGTTAACCGAAACGAAGTCGCTTGAAGCTTCGGACAGCGGTAAGAAGATTCTCTTCGGCCCATTGGCCGGCGGTCTTTCAGCCGATGCAACCTTAAACTTGCCTAGTGCAGAAAACGGTTTGTATTTCAGACTTGAGTATGTTGGTGGTGCAGCCGACGCAGAAGATCTTTTGATCAGCACTGGCTCAAACACTAATTTCTTTATTGGTGGTCTTCTTCAGCACGACATTGGTGGAGAAGATGGTGCTGCATATCACCCAAACTTATCTTCTAACTCAAAGGTTACAATTTTGACGCCTGATGCTGGAACATACGTTGAACTTTTTTGTGATGGCACTAACTGGTTTATTAACGGATACGTTAACAGTGCAACTGATACCGGTGTTGTTTTCGCAGATCAATAAAAATTAATTTTATTACATTTTACCTCTCATCTTTGGATGAGGGGTTTTTTTGTTAAAATGTCGATCTGTCAAAAATTTTTCCGGACTAATTTTTCAGATTTTCGTTTTTGAAAAAAACAAACTATTTACTTAGTAACACAGGAGCCCATCATGGGAAAGAAAAGAAGAATCATTGCTAGAGGCACTAAGTTTGGTACCAAATATGCAAGCCACCCGGCATCAGGTGGAGTCGCTACGACAACGCCAACAACTACCACTTCAAATAGTGAAAGAATTAGTGCAATCGCACAGAAAGTTGAAACCATCGAACGAGAAGTGGCGGCCGCTGAAGAACAAGCAGAAACAGTAGTTTCTAGTGTTTTAACGGAACCAACAGAGGAAGCAGCACCAGAGCCAACTGTCAGAGCGCCAGCTAAAACTAGACGCACAACAAAAGCAAGAAAAACTCGCACTACCTCCAAAACCACTAAAAAATAAAGGCCACCTAAAATATCAGCCATTTATCAGCAGGGGTTTTGTTGTATTCTTAACTATTTAAGGAATAGGAGACTTTTTTATGCCTACTAACCTTGCGCCAAAATCAACAACAAGTGCAATTATATTAACCTCAACAGGTTCTGCTGATAATGTTTCATCTGCAGTTCCATTTGGCATTTATACGGGCTCTGTTGACTTTCTAAGTGGCGCATCGCTACAGGTGAATTATGTATATAAAAAACTAGGTGGCGATGTAGTTGATATTGAATTGACACCGGCAAATGTTTATGCCGCGTATGAAGAAGCAGTCTTAGAATATTCTTATATCATTAATTTACACCAGAGTAAAAACTCACTTGGTGATTCATTAGGCGATGTCACTGGTACCTTTGACCACAAGGGTGAAATTAAATCTGGATCAGCAACGAACCTAAAATTTCCAAGATTTCAGGTTGCGTATTCACAAAAGATTGGTGATGGGCTTGCATCAATGGGCAACTTCGGCGGTACAAGAACAATTTACTCAGCTTCGTTTAACCCGGTAAAAAATATTCAAGATTACGACTTACAAAATATTGTGCAAAGTGCATCTGCTGCTGGTGTTGATCACGCAGGTCGCTCAGTTGATTTTGACATCAATGGCAAAAGAATTTTTGTAACCAAAGTATTTTATAAATCACCTAGAGCAATGTGGCGCTTTTACGGCTATTATGGCGGCATTGGTGTTGTGGGGAATATGAGCACATACGGTCAATTTGCAGATGACTCAACATTTGAATTAATACCAACTTGGCAAAATAAAATGCAGGCCGTTATGTATGAAGATTCAATTTTTACGCGAACATCGCATTATTCGTATGAAATTAAAAATAATAAATTAAGATTATTTCCAACACCGTCTTTCTTTGGTTTCCAAGACGATACGATATGGTTTCAATTTTATGTGAAAGAAGATGCAACTGCAACCAATAGTGCGTATGAAGATGGCGTAAACGGAGTTAACAACTTAAATACTTTACCATTTTCAAATATTCCTTATGAGAACATAAACTCCATGGGTAAACAATGGATTAGAAAATATTCATTGGCCCTTTGTAAAGAAATGTTAGGGCAAATCAGAGGCAAGTTTACTCAAATTCCAATTCCCGGAGAATCAGTAACCCTAAATCATTCTGAATTGCTTTCCCAAGCGAAAGATGAGCAACAACAGCTTAAAGATAAATTGATGGAAATGTTAAAAGAAACCGAATATCAGGAATTGGCTCGTATGTCTTCGGAAAAAGCAGAATCAGCAGCAAAAACGTTTGCTTTTTCTCCTTTGCCAATTTTTGTGGGGTAAGTAAATGTCAAATAAATGGGACAGACCTGAACAGCCGCCACCTCCATTATTTCTTGGCAAGAAAGAGCGTGATTTAGTAAAGCAAGTCAACGATGAGCTTATTGAGCACGTTATTGGACAGCAAATACTTTACTATCCTATCGATATGGAAAGAACCAACTTTCACGATATGTATGGTGAAGCGGTAGAAAAAACATTTTTATCACCCATTAGGGTTATGGCGCTCGTTAAGTTTGACAATGAAGCCACAAGCTATTTAGAAGGCGCTGGAATTGACTCAGATTCAGCGATTACAGTACATTTTCACAAAAGAAGACTTACTGAAGATCAAAACCTTTTTGTGCGAGAAGGTGATTTTATTTTGTATGGTAAAACCTATTATGAAATAGTTAAATTATCTGAACCAAGAAAACTTTTTGGTCAAGTTGATCAAACTTTTGAAATTAATGCTACCTGTAAGCGAGCAAGAAGAGGTTTATTCAATGCTACCTGATAATTTTGATTTTGCAATGTTGCCAGCAACACAAGGCACAGGCTCTGTTTCGTTAGAAGAAATAGGCATGCTAAAATCTGATATTGAAAACATAGATTATGCCATGACATCGTATTTAAAGATAGATTTGGCTCTTGAGGCGCAAACAAACGAGGGTAGAGAAAAGGTGCCCGTACTATGGCAAGCTCCTGAAAGGGCATTCCAAGTAAAAAATGAAAAAAGCCTTAGAGATCAACGCGGCGCACTAAAATTACCGCTTATCAGCGTAGAAAGAACTGCGATTAATAAAAACCCAGCAAACAAAGGTTCATTTCAGGCACAAATTTATTCGCGTGAAGGCGATCAGAGAACCGGACGTATGGTCGTTGCAAAAAGAATTGTAAAAGATAAAACTAGAAATTTTGCAGTTGCGCAGTCCATGAGATCTCTACCTAAATCAAGCACAATTCAAAAATATTATCCAAGAATAAATAAAAAAATTATTATTCAAACATTATCAATACCAATTCCTGTTTATGTTGAATTAGATTACAAAATTAATATAAAAACAGAATATCAGCAACAAATGAATGAACTTATGGCCCCGTTTATTGCAAGAACTGGTCAAATTAATTCATTTGTAATGAAAAGAAATGGTCACCGGTATGAAGCATTTATTCAACCTGCTTTTGCACACAATAATAACATGTCAAATTTAAATGAGGATATCAGGATGTTTTCAACTGATATAAACATAAAGGTTCTGGGCTATTTAATCGGTGAAGGCGAGAACGATGATCGCAATTTAGTTAGAATAGATGAAAACACTGTAGAGATAACATATCCCAGAGAATCTGAGCCACTTCCCGGTGAATCGCCTTTTACATTTGACTAGTTCCTGAACTGCAGCCAATTTTCTTTATTCACTTCGAGACTTTTGAAAATGGGTTTACTATTTACTGTTGATTAACTTATAATTTTTTCAATTATAATCAAGTGAGGATAAAGTCAAATGTCAGTTAAAAACTTTAAGTTTGTTTCACCCGGTGTTTTTATCAACGAGATTGATAACTCGTTTAGACCCCGCCAACCAGATGCAATTGGGCCAGTTATTATTGGTAGAGCCAGCAAAGGTCTTGCAGGCCTGCCCACAAAAGTAGAATCGTTTTCGCAATTTGTGGAACAGTTCGGAGATACAGTCCCAGGCGCCGGCGGTGGAGATATCTACCGTGAGGGTAACAGACAATCACCTATGTATGGAACTTATGCTGCAAAAGCATTTTTACGTTCAAATGTCGCACCCATAACTTATATTAGATTAATGGGCGTTCACACTCCCACCGGTCAGGCTGCTGGCGGCGATGCTGCAGCAGGCTGGAAGACCGACAAAACGCCGGTAACGATGTCATCTACGCCCAGATCACAAAATGGTGGCGCATATGGACTATTCCTATTCACTTCTTCCAGTGCGGTTGAGGGAGACCTCGGTACAGGAACCTGTGCTGCAATTTGGTACTTACAAAACGGTGTTATTCAACTTTCTGGAGCACTTTGGGGAAGTGGTTCAGTTACCGCTTCTGCTGGAGCGTTCATCTCTAGTGACGCAAATGGTAACTATAGAGCTTCCATTCAAGGCACCTCTCAAGGCACGGAGACGTTCACATTTAACTTCAATAACAACTCAGAAAACTTTATCCGTAGTCAGTTTTGCACAAACCCACAACTATGGGGTGGAAACACTACGACTTTCTATCCGTCAGGTTCAAAAGATTACTGGCTTGGTGAAACATTTGAGCAGAGCGTGCAAAGCAACGGCTTTCATAACTCTGCCAGTGTGGGGTGTATTGTTGCGCTTGGTTCTGGTTCTTTGGCCAGTGGTGTTGGCCCCTCGCAAATGAAAGGTCAACAATGGCGTGAAGCTACTGCCGGCTGGTTTATTTCTCAAGACGTAGGAGTTGCCACAAGCTACGAGCCTGTAAACATGCAGAAACTGTTCCGTTTGAAGGGCCGCGGCCATGGTGAGTGGTTGCACAAGAATGTGAAAGTGTCAATCGAAAGAATTAAACAGTCCTCAACCAACACAAGCCAATTTGGTTCCTTCTCGGTTGTTTTGCGGAGCCTTCTTGACACCGATAACAGAATCGAAGTTCTTGAAAGATTCGATAATTGCAACTTAAATCCAGCTTCGCCAAACTTTGTCGCAAGAAAAATTGGTGATGTTTACGCACAGTGGGATAACAGTGCTAAGAGATTAAGATACTATGGCGAGTATCCTAACATGTCTAAATTTATTAGAGTTGAAATGAACAACGATGTTGAAGCCGGCGCAACTGATCCGTCGCTTCTTCCATTCGGCTATTACTCGGGGCCAAGATATGCAGCGTATAATAACGCTAGTGACAGAGCAGATTCTTCTGGAAGCGCGATGGTTACATATCAAGAAGATCTTTATGGATTTTCCGGAAAATTTCAGCTTATTGGCGGAATGGAGGGAGGTATACGACGCGGCGACGGCGCGCCTGATGTTACCGCATCATTTACTTTCCCGTCAAGCTTACTTCGTTCGTCGTCGATGGATGGTGGCCTTGTAGATCAAACAGACGCCTACTTTGGTTTCCGCACTACACGCACTGCTAAATCAACTGCACCAGCTTCAGGTTTAGGTGATTTGCATAGACTTCTTTATGCAGATTTCCCAGATGATCCTAATCATATTAATGTTGGAGATGGTGTACAGCCATGGGCGTATATCTTCAGTCTTGACAATGTTAGAAAAGAAAGCTCAGTGTTCAACTACGAGTCTGGCTCTAGAAAAGGAGGAGTTTCTGTTACAGCAGCCAGCGCAACAGCTAGCTATAAAACACTTCTTGATGAGGGTATTGATAAATTCACAGCACCGTTCTGGGGTGGTTTTGACGGCTTCGATATCACTAAACCTGACCCACTCGCAAACGTGTTAATGGGCGACGGATCCACAGAAGATAACAGCTATGTTTACCACTCTTACAAGCGTGCTATTGACACGGTTGCTGATCCTGAACTTATCGACATGAACCTGTTGGTTGTTCCGGGTCTTACAAACACGGCGCTTACAAACCACATGGTTAGAACTTGCGAAGACAGAGCAGATACAATGGCTCTGATCGATCTTCCAAATGTTTACACCCCAACTCATGAGGGTTATAAGAAAAAAGCACAACGTGTTAACTTAAATGTTGTCGGCACTGCCAACACTCTTAAGGATAGAAGGCTTGATTCCTCCTACGGTGCGACCTTCTACCCATGGGTGCAAACAAGAGACGAAAGTACAGGACAATTAGTTTGGATTCCGCCAAGTGTCGCAATGATGGGTGTGTTAGCATCTTCAGAGGCTAGATCGGATGTTTGGTTCGCACCAGCAGGCTTCAACCGCGGTGGCCTTACAGAAGGCGCAGCAGGAATTCCAATTGTCAATGTTTCAGAAAGGCTTTCCTCCAAAGAGCGCGATACTCTCTATGATGGGCGTATCAACCCAATTGCTTCGTTCCCATCTAATGGAATCGTTGTCCTTGGTCAAAAGACTCTTCAGGAACGCCCATCGGCACTCGATAGAATTAACGTTCGCAGGCTTGTCATTTACTTGAAAAAGCAAATCTCTATCCTTTCGACCCAAGTTCTCTTCGAGCAGAATGTCCAAGCAACGTGGGACAGATTTACTGGCCTTATCGAGCCATTCTTGGCAAACGTCAAGACCAGATTCGGTATCACGGATTATAGACTCATTCTTGATGAGACTACTACGACACCAGATCTTATTGACCAAAACATCCTCTACGCGAAGATTATGGTCAAGCCAGCAAGAGCAATTGAGTTCATCGCAATTGACTTCGTTATCGCATCGACTGGTGCATCTTTCGATGACTAAAAATAATTTAAAAACTAGTTAATTTCAAGGGAGAAAACTAAAAATGGCATTTTGGTCAACAAATTTCGGAGAATCCGACACACCTTTAAAAGATCCTAAAAGAGCTTTTAGGTTTACAATTACCGTCGACGGAATCGACTCACAACAGGGTGGCTCGTTGATGTGGTACGCAAAGTCGGTTACAAAGCCTACTTTCACTGTTTCTGAGACAGAGCACAAATATTTGAATCACACATTCTACTACCCAAACGCGGTAACATGGAATGCTATTGATATCACCGCAGTTGATCCTGCAGGCGATCCCGATTCAGCCGCTACTTTAGCTGGTATTGTTACAGCGGCTGGCTATAAGCCCCCAACCAAAGCAACTAATGAAGACTTAACAAGCATGTCTAAGGCTAAAGCAGTTGGTGCACTGGGACAGGTAAAAATTTCTCAAATTGATGCTAATGGTGCTGTGATTGAATCTTGGACTCTCTGGAATGCATTTGTTACTGAAGTTAACTTTGGCGGTACCTTAGAATATGGTTCCGATTCTTTAACAGAATTAACCTTAAAACTTCGTTACGATTGGGCTAGACTAGATACTGCAGCCGAAGGTTCTGCAAGAGCCCAAGGCGGAAATACTTTCTTCCAAGTATAATAAACTGACAAAACGAGAGGTGTATATTGTCAAGAAATAGAGATAGAGTAGGTGGTGGCAACGTTGCCCACCAAGCTGAATCTCCTGTGGCAAGCAACGCAAGCTCCCCAGAACAACTTTTTTCTTTTGTTGTTCCAACGGAGTTTGTTGAGTTGCCGTCCAAGGGTAGATTCTATGCAGTCGGCCACCCACTTCACAATCAAACAACAATTGAAATTAAACAAATGACTGCGAAAGAAGAGGATATCTTAACATCCAGATCTCTTCTCAAACAAGGCGTGGCAATCGATAGGGTTATCCAGAGTATTATTATGGATAAATCAATTGATGCGACGTCTTTATTAGTAGGTGACAAAAATGCCCTTGTCATTGCTTCCAGAGTTTCTGGATATGGCAATATTTACACTACTAATGTTGGATGCCCCGCGTGTGAAACAAGACAAGAATATTCTTTTGATTTGAATCTTGCTGAAATTACAAGTGGCGAACTTATAGATGGTGTTACGGATAATGGAAATGGTACGTTTTTGGCAGTTCTGCCAACGAGCGGCTTAAATGTTGTTTTCAAGCTTTTGAATGGGTATGACGAAAAAAGAATTTCAAATACTTCAACAACCAAAGGCAATAAGCCCGACAATTTGATCACAACTCAGATTCGTGCTATGTTGGTCTCCGTTAATAATAACAGCACACCAGATGCACTAAATTATGTTGCTGAGAACATACCATCTAGAGACTCTGCATTTTTAAGAAAAGCTTATAAATCTGCTGCTCCAAACATTGATATTGATCAGCATTTTACATGCTCTAACTGTGGCTTTGAGGATACAATGGAGGTGCCGCTTACCGCGGACTTTTTTTGGCCTGACCGCTGAGTACATGGAGTCGGTGTATGAGATCTTTTTCTTTATGAAATACTCTGGCGGGTGGTCTTTTGCAGAAGCATACAGCCTTCCAGTTGGATTGAGACAGTGGTTTTCTGAGAGATTAGCAAAGCAACTACAGGCTGAGAGGGAAGCCATTGAAAATGCGAAAAAAGGTAACAATGGCAAAACACAAACTTTAAGTGCTTTCAACCAGCCATCATTTAGTGGCCCAGGCGGGCCAACCTAGTTAACAAAAGCCCATCTTTTTGGGCTTTTACTATTTATAATAAAGGATATCAATCACCGTGAGTGTAGAAAGTACCTTAAATGACATTAAGGATTTGCTGGCTGAGGCTCAGCGCAGCCGTGACGCTGGCAAAACAACAGAAACTGTTGATGTCAACGTTAGTGCAGCTGATGTTGAAGAAGCAAATGAAAATATAAAAGAACTAAGAGATGAAATTGCCGCTCTGATTGAAGATCAGGAAGACCTTACAGAAGGCACTGCAGAATATCAAGAAGTTGCGGATGAACTGGTTAGGGTCCAAACAAAGCTTAACGAGGAATATAAGCGCACTCAGGACGAGCTTCTAAAAACTCGACAAAACCAATTAGAATTAAACGAAGCGCTTGATAAGGGTAAAAAAGCATTTATTGGGCTGTCGAGTAGAATTAATGACGTTCAAAGTTTATCAAGAGAATTAGAAAGAACAGGCGCAGCCTCTAGAGAATTATCAAGAGATGCTATCAAGCTGGGAGATCAATTAAGGTTATCACTCGGAGAAGACGCATACGAAGATATGACACAGGCCACGAAGGCCTTGGTTTCTGGCGTAACTGACTTCACTATGGTCAGCAAAGAACAACAAAAATCTTTGATGCGGGATGCAGCTTTATTTAATGAGGTTGGAGTTTCCAACGAGCAATATACCAAAAACATACAAATTGGTATGAAGGCATTGGGAATGTCTAGCGCCGAAGCTGCCGATAACATGAGGGACATGCGCAAAACAGCTTTAGCTCTTCAAGTGCCAGTCACAGAGCTAATGGATGATTTTGCAGGTGCAGAGGAAAAATTAGCCCAGTTGGGTGATACTGGTGTGACATCATTTAAAGAAATGGCTCGCATTCAAAAGATTACAGGTCTTGAAATGGGCAAGTTAATTCAAATGACCGATAAGTTTGATACATTTGAAGGCGCCGCAGAGGCCGCTGGTAGTTTAAATGCTGCATTGGGAGGCAACTTTGTTGATTCCATGTCTTTAATGATGGAAGACGATCCTGCCGAAAGATTTAAAATAATTCGTGATGCAATCGAGTCTTCTGGTCAGTCCCTAGACACTATGAGTCGGAAACAGAAAATGTTCATGGCTGGTCAATTAGACATGAGTGTGGCCGATTTCACAAAAGCAATGTCTGGCGATCTTAGCGCGCTAGAGGATACATCAGAATCTGCTGCAGACGCCGCAGGCAATCAAATTAAGAGTCTTGAGGATTCCGCGACACTTATTCGCTCGCAAACAGAACTAGCAGCAAACTTTGCCCTTGCATTAGAGCCAGCGTACGGAATTTTGGCAGACAAGGCTATGAATGTTACTGATGATGTATCAGGTAAATTTTACGCCATGGCTCAAGCCGCGAATAGAGCACAACAAGCGATTGCTAAGATGACACCAGATATAGTTGCTGCCGGCTTAGGATCCGTCGAGGGCGCCTCAAATATATTCGATAAGTTTAAAGGAATACTCGACGCCATTCAAAGCGCAATATTGCTTATAATAGCGGCACCCGGCAAAGTTCTTGGTGCTTTTAAGGCCATTGGGGCGTATTTTGGCGAAGGTGGCAAATTTAGAACTTTAATGAAGGGTGCTTTTGAATCGGGCAAAAGAGGCGTTACAGGATTTAAAGACGCATTTAAAAATGGATTTACAAAAGTTGTGAATATTGGTAAGTCGGCCATCGGTAGAACAAGAACCATTATGGGCTCGCTTGGAAGAGCCACCGCCACAGTTGGTAGAACAGTCGCCGGCGTCCCCGGAAGAATTGCCGGTGTTTTGACACGTTTAGGTCCAATCGGTTCAGGTGTGACAAAGGTTTTAGGTTCTAGTGCTACAGCGGTTGCATCAATAGGAAATATGATTTTTGAGTCGGGTAAAGGCATAAAGAAGGCAATGGGAACCGCTGGTAGTGATGCAACTGATGCATTTTTAGCTGGAATCGGTGGTCTTGGAAAAGGTGCTGCAGAAGCGGTTGATTATATGACCTTCGGGCTTCTTGATAAAGTTTCAAGTATGACCAACTCGCTGGGTATAGGTTTTAACGAAGCATGGGAAGAATTAGATTTTGGTTTTCTTGGCGAAACTCTTGAATATGGTTTTGATGAGGCCATTGATGGCGTCAAGGGATTTTTAGGTATATCATCGCCATCTAAAGTTATGATGGATATAGGCATGAACATGCTGACAAGCTTGACTGACCCTATCAAAGGTGGTGTAGGTTTACTTATGGAAGCAGCGAAGTCACTAATTGAAGCGTTTTTAAACCCGTGGACAACCATAGGAACTCTTTTAATGGAGATTATACAGCCTGCCCTTGACATGGTGCCAGACAGCATCAAGAACCTGTTTGTGGGCGATACAGCGCAGGTTGCGGGCGAGCTACAAACTGCCACAGCTGGACCCGGACTGTTTGATTCGTTCTTGGGCGCCGCGCGCGAAATGATGGATCCAACAGCAGCCGATGCTAATGGACAAGCGCAAGTTATAAATATATCTTTGAATCTAGACGGTAAAGAAATTGATAAGAAGGTAATTAATTTACTGGGCGGTGTTGTAAAAGAGGCAGTCTTGTAAAATGAGGGAGGCAACAAGTGGCCGATAATTCAGACGACACTAATTTCTTTTGGCAGTCAAAGTATGGCGCCAGTGAAAGATTCCCAACTATTGTTGATGGTTCTGATGCGCTAGCAAACGGTGGAAAATTTGTAATTTCGTTTCAGCACATAGCCTCTGGAAGAGAAGTATTTTTCAAAGCCTTCGTGACCCGATATTCAGAAAATTTTAACAGTAATTGGAGAAATGAAGTTGTTTACGGTAGAACAGATCCGATTTATACGTATGCAAACACTAGAAGAACTGTTCAATTTGCATTTGATGTGCCTGCATCTTCTGAACAAGAAGCCTATGAAAATATGGGAAGAATACAAAAAATGGCACAAATGGTTTACCCTACATATGAAGATACAGGGGGCCAATACCTAATCACTCAGTCTCCTTTGGTTAGAATTAAAGTTATGAACTTGCTGGCCTCAAATACAAGACGCATAGAGGCTTTTGGTGGCATGTCTTCCGGCGATGCGTCAGATGAAGATATGACAAGACGAAGATTTTTTGGTAGATACCGTTCTAACGGTAATCCTGATGCTGATGGTGGTGTTTTAGCAGCAATTAACAATTTGTCGTTTAACACAGATTTTAAACAGACATCAATTTTTGAAGTCGGTCCAAATGTTGTTCTGCCGCAAAATTTTAGTGTAAATATAGATTTTGCCGTTATTCACGAAAAAACAAATGGTTATGATCTTGAAGGAAATGCGATAAACCCAGGACTTCCATTCGACGTTACTCTCAAGCCGCCATCTGCAAAAGAAAAAGTAAACAATCGCGCTACATATGAAAAAAGACTTCAACTGCAAGCAGATCAGCAAGCAGCAGAAGATATTGCTGCAGCCAGGTTTAATGGTGCTTTAGGCGGCCGACGTGCCCAACGCGCTATAAACAGATATGATAGAAAATTGAAGAAAGGGAAAGCCAACGATTTCGATGCTGCATTAGCAGACGAAGCACAAAGCTATCTCGACTCGGAGTAATATTTTATGAGATATAATAAAGTAAAAAAATTCTTTAACGACGACGATTATTATACATATCTGACAAAAAATAGAGATCTCAAGTCAGTTACTCACTATGAAACGCCCATACTAAGAAATCCAACAATTTCAGATCGTTTAGAAATTGTCACTGATTCTCACATTTGGTCATATGGAAATAGACTCTCTAATTTGTCCTATCAATATTATGGAGATGTACGTTATTGGTGGGTTATAGCTTGGTATAACGGGGTGGCTATTGAGGGTGATTTAAAAAATGGTGATTTAATTGAAATACCGGTAGATCTTCGTAAAGCTTTACAAATATTAGGAGTTTAATATGAGTGGTGTAAATTATTCATTAATGAATGTCGATGGCGACGATATTACCGAAAAACACCTAAGTGATGCTTCAAGTAATTTAAGATCAGCACTTGAAGAAATATATGCAAATCGAGTCGTCGATTCGCGCCCTCCAATGTATGATGACTCTGGTACAGAAGAGTACCTGCATACAGATCTTGATTCTTGGATAGACTACTGCCGTAATAGTACGAACTTTCAAGAAGTTGCAACGGTGTACGACGATTTGTTTGTTAATAAATTTGAAAATGCAACCCTTGATAACGCCTCCGAAATTAAAAATTTAGCAACACCGAATTTAATGCAGGCCGCTAATAATATTATTAATAAACTTGTTTTGGCGTACAAAGACGGAGAAAGCTCAATAGCCAATAATCCGTCAGGTGAAGATCCAATTCAATCCGGATTATATTCATCTGCACAGCCGGAACAAGAGATGTTAAATGCATATGCCGACCGTGCAGATCAGGCGCAAGCAGACATAGATAAAGCAGAAGAGGCTAAGCAGAGAGGCACAGCAAAGGCTGACTCTGTAACATTTAAAGAACAATGTTTTATACTCTCTTTTATGCCCAGAGTAATAAACAACAAGAAAAATACATTAAGCAAATTTAAAAAAGTGCCTTATTACGGCGATTCAATGCAAAAAAATGATCGACCATCAAATGCTTCCATTATGGTACACGATGATCCGTTTAATTTTATTAACAAATTGCTGCTTTACCCAGATACAGAAGCGTATTTTAACATGAAATCAGAGGATATTGCTTCCTTGCAACCAGAGTTAAGATTCTTTAAATCATTTTATGATCAGGATACAGGCGAGAATGTAAACACTGAAATTAAATTTGATACCGTGCTTACAAATTCGAAAGAAATTGGAACGGCTACCCGATCTGGTGACGGCGGTGGTGTCAGTGAAACTGATTTAATGTCACTTCTTTCTAACAAGAAAAAAAGAAATTCAGGCGTAGGAATTAAAAGTTTTAATTTGTCATTTATTGGAACTGACCCGTTTGCCGCTAAAAAAGATTTAAGAGGCAAGCTTGAAATTTATTGCGCCAGTTTGGAAGAATTATTTAAAAGAAGGCAAAATTCTCCCAGCGGCAGCCCATATCGGTATATTGATTTGGCACTCAAATCAATCACGACTAATGATGATGGTGATTCTAAAATGAATAGACACTCACGCGAAATGTTAGAAATGTCAAAAGCAAATACCACAGATGACGATCTCAACAGATTAGATTTCGCTATTAAAGCAAAAATTGGCATTAGACCACCGGCGAAAGTAGTTGCAGGAAATACAACACTTTTGCAAGCTATAAAGAGAAACACTGTAACTGTGCAGATGACCCCTGTTACGCATGAATTTAATTTTAATGAAGATGGAAGTCTCAGTTTTGTAATTCATTATGTTCCGTTTATAGCAGATAACTACAACTCGTCGATATATGACATATTTGGTAATGCAAAAGATAATTTTATGGACAAGATTTATAATCAGGTTGCGAATCACTCATGTGATATAGAATTAGCAAAGCAGATGAAAGAAGCTAATGTAAAGCTCAGAAAAGGCAGAAATAGATTACATATGTCTCGCCTTATTTCAAGAATGGCTGATAAACAGTTGATAAATTACATCAAAATTGATCCCAAGGCGGCTTCAGAATTTAATACACTCGGACCATCCGCCGATATCGACTCCTGTTTCAAACCACCAGTTGACACTTCTAACCCAAATAACTCTGAGGCCCGTGCACAAGAAATTGAAGAAGAGCTTCAAAAAGAAGCGACACAAGCAAAGGCTGATGAAGTTGCTAAAATTATTTTAAAAGGTAGTGATGGAGCAGCAGTTTCAATTGCGAATGCTAATTTACCCTATTTCTACTTATGCGACCTAATCGACACCGCTTTAGAGAATGTTGAATACGCTTTAAAACCAGAAGCCGAAGATTTACATAATTCATTAGAGGCATATATTCAAAAACAGGCTGAAGAAATTGGCGCATTAGAGGCAATGAAGGCTGATGACTCGGCCACAAGCGGCCAGCTGACCTCTGAACAAGTCAACCAAGTGGCCACCGGCATGGCAAAAGAAGAGTTCACTACACAGCTCAATAATTTTATAAAATCCTACAAAGAAGCACAAGCAAATTTCAAAAAATTTAGAGTTGTTCTGGGTCCAATGGAAATAGCAGATCCAGCAAATCCTCAAAACGTTGCAATTATTAATTTAGGTGATATACCGATTACAGTAAAATATTTTCAAGAGTTCATTGCTGGAGAGGTTACAAAAAATGATCGTGCCACTTTTCCATTGGCGGATTTTATCAAAAAAGTTTTGCAAAACATGGTTTCAAATTTTGTAAACACTAACAAATGTTGGGGCGGAGAAGTCAAGCACAGAGTCATGATAAACAGAACTGAAGCATTGTGCTATAATACGGCTGAGCAGCATGACGACTTAACTGAGATGCTTATAAACTCTAGGAACAAAGCCCTTAAAGGATTGCGTGATAAAAAATCTGCTAATGTTAATCCCGGCGATATTCCAGTAGTCGATCGAATCCCTATTAACATGTACTCCAAACAACCAATTTTACAAGCTGCTGGTTTAGGAAATAATGACTTGTTAGACAATTCAACAACCCGTAATCAATATCATTATTTGATTTTTTATGCTTCGCGCACTAGTGCAATAGACCGATACAAAGGAATAAAAAGCGAAGATAGTGCCAGAGGTTGTCACCACTATATTATTGGAAAGGATCGCGGTATAATTAAAACAATCAAGCTAAACAGAGATAAAAGACCTTTTTTGAAAGAGGCAAGATTTGAAGCATCCGGATACAATGGTCTTAAACAATTAATTGAAGTTTATAACGTCGACGTACAGACATACGCAAATTTTAATGTTTTTCCCGGAGCTAAAATCTATGTTGACCCAGCCGGTTGGGCTCCGAATATAGATCGTGAATTTTTAGAACAAATCGGTGGTGACTTTAAAAACCTAACAGAATTAGGTATTGGAGGATACTACGACATAACGAAGGTAGAACATACCTTTTCTCCCGGTCAATTTGATACATCGTTCATTGCTTATTGGACAAATGGTATAGGAGGACAATACAACAGTCCAAGTAAAAAAAGCCCCTCGAAGAAAAAAACTAATAAATGTAAATCAACAAAAGATAATTCTGCCGGTTCTGACTCAGAAACTGTACAAAATAATCGTGCTTCAGCAGTTGAATCACCAAGCTTTTTTAAAGCAATGATGGAGAGCATGGGGATGCCAAATTCAACTTTAAGTGAAATGTCTGATCGTATGAAAAAACTTTTTGTCGAAGGAAGTAACCCAACACAGGAGCCCAGTTAATGTCAAGATTTTATAGAAAAAACAATGATGAATCAACAAAAAACCTTTTTGAAAAAAAACTAATTTATGATTTGAAACTCATGCGCTCCAACACATCGACGGCATTGGTAGATTTTACATTTGCTGAAAAAGCGCTTTATGGCCGAGTAAATAGACTATACTTGCCAATTGTTGTCGCTGACACAACTATCCCTCTCAAAAATATAAAAAGTGCTGCGAACCCAAACGGCTTAAAAGCCATGAATTTTGTTTCAGATGCCTTCGATGCTTTATCTAAAAACTTTCAAAAAAAAGCTATGCTTAACGAAATTTCAAATTCTGAAGAATTTTTAACTCATCTCAAGGCGTATAAAGGATATGTTTCGCATACCAAAGCCTATAGCGATCACATCAATTCATACGTCTCGGCTTTTAAAAAAATTGTAAAAAAGAAAAATATAAAATTTGCTGACTTTGAGCATTTTGTAGCAAGAGTGTTCCCTTCTATTATTGAGGCAACAAAAAAACAGCCATTTACGTTACCAGCCTTTGTCAAAAGTAGGTTGTGTCCAATCTTTTGTTCCGGCTTGGCTATTAAAGTTTCAGAACTTAAACCTTCCGATGATACTGTAAAAATCAAGAAATTTGTTGAAAACAAAAATTGGAATTTTTATGTTAATGCTTGTGAAAGTTATGGCTTTACAATTGATAAAAACAACCCTGATGTATTAGTGGCAGACATTGCTTCAGCAGAAATGCTTAAATATGCAGAACCATATGGGATAAGAACAACTGATAGTGTTTTGTCCGCAGGTTATTTGCCAGCTCACGATGATTACCTAGAAAAATTTAAAGCTATTTTGTTTAGAATGTACATGGATTTAAAAGTTAAACGATATCACTCTGAAACTAAAATTACTCCTGACCGCACAAAGCAAGTTATTGTTCGTCCCATCGATTATACGTATGAAGAATTTACACGTATCTATAACGACGCGTATTTTCTAAAACTATATTGCAAAATAAGGTTTGCGGAAGAGGAATCGCACTTTACAGAACAAGAAATGTTAAGTTTAATTGACAATACAATAGAGCTTAGTTACTCTGGATTAAACAGAGCTTTACACTCTTTTGAGATTATTGTGAACAAAACATTTGACTATCGTGGATCTTTAAGTTATCATAAAGAACGAGTCAAAATTTTGGAGAAATAGTGTACTTTCAAGCTCTCGATGACAAAGAAGAGTGTATTGGGTTATATTTTGATGGGAAACTTGTTTTTGAAGAAGAACACTTTCCTAATATTATGTCAGGTTATAAGACATGGAAATACTCCGGTTCACTTAAAGAGACTGACATTAAATTTTTGTGGTTTTATAACGAGGGCAAAAATTTGTTAGAATGTTGTCCGGAACATCTTATTGACGAATTAAAAAAGGGCCAAGCAAAAATGACAGCCTTTAAGAAGGCATTTCAAATTGCTAAAATTAATTTTAGAGAACACTGCTTTTTTGATTTGGTACCACATGATTTTTTAGTTTCATTTTTGGAAACCAAAAACAAGATTACTGAACATGTTTATGAAAACTACGACGAACCAAAACATTACCAGCATCTTGTAGATGTTGAGAGACTGCTATATAAAATTAGATATCAGCAGTTGAACGTTAACAATCAAAATTGCAGAAATCTTTTCGTTAGTTCACAAAACCGCGTCGGCGCTCAAAAAATATTGCAGGGTAGTAAATTTATTGATTATAACATCTTTGGAACAAGAACTGGTCGCTTGTCAACGCATCCTGGTTCCTTTCCAATTCTCACAATGAAGAAGGACTTTAGAGCGCTTGTAAAGCCACAAAACGATTGGTTTGTGTCCTTAGACTATAACGGCGCTGAAGTTCGAACCACGATGTCACTTCTTGGTATAGAGCAGCCGAGTTATGATGTCCATGAATGGAATATGGAGCATGTCCTAAAAGATTTGGGAATCACAGAACGCGAGTCCGCAAAGACAACTTTTTTTGGTTGGCTTTATAATCCAAATTCAAACATCATCGAGGGTTCCATATACGACAGAAATAAAATCTTATCTGAATATTATAATTCAGGAATGATTGATACACCGTTTGGAAGAAAAATACTTGTTGACAAAGACAAGGCATTAAATTATATTGTACAGAGCACTACTGCAGATTTAGTCAATGATCGCGCTGTACAAATAGATAAGCTTCTAATAGGAAAAAAATCTTTTGTATCGCACATAGTTCATGATGAAGTTGTAATTGATGTAGCAAATGATGAAAGAGATTTAATTGCGGAAATGAAAGATCTATTTTCAAATAATCGACTTGGTTTTTACAAGACAAATATTAAAGCAGGCAAAGATTATTTCAATCTGGGAGATTTGAACATATGATTTCGATCATTGGGATAGGTAACGCCGGCTGTGCAATTGCAAGCAAGTTTCAGTCACAAAAAAATTATAAAGTTTATAAGCTTTCTAATAGCGAAAAGACAAAAGCTAAATCTTACAAATTGCAATCCTTTGATTCACCCGAAGATTATGAGCAGAATGTACCAGATCTTAAAATGTTCTTCGATGACATAACTGACGATGTGCAAGTTTTTGTGGTTGGTTCTGCTATGAGTTCAAATTATGTTCTTGGTGTATTGGAGCAAATCAAAGATAAATCAATTGAACTTTTTTATATTAAACCAGATATCGAGCTATTGACTGGAATACCGAAACTTGTTGAAAATGTGATGTTTGGTGTTCTCCAAGAGTATGCTCGGTCAGGTGTTTTTAAAAGCATTACACTACTTTCTAATTTAGAAATTGAAAAATATCTTGACAATGTTTCAATAAAGAATTATTATGATTCTCTAAACACAACTATCTTTTCCACCGTGCATTACTTAAATTTCTTTACATATACTGAGCCAGAAATTGGTCAAATGAGCCGCCCCTCATCTGTAAATCGAATCAGAACTATTGGTATGCTTAATATTAAAAATCTTAATGAAAAATGGCTTTTTGAGCTTGACAGCCCACGGGAGATGTGCTATTATATATGTGTTAATGAAGAAAGATTAGAAAACGAGGCAGGGCTACACAAACAAATTGTAGACAAATTAAAATCCAAACCTAGAAATGCTTTTCGAAAAATTTCATACGGTATTTGGGAAACACACTTAAATGATTTTGGGTTCTGCGTTGCCCATACTAACGCAATACAACAACAAAATACTCTTGACATGCTAGAGCAAGAGTGATACATTAGATATCAAGGAACGCTTGGTATACTTTACAAACAAAATAGGAGAAAAAACTAATGTCAATTAATATGGAACTTATGAGAAAGAAGCTTCAACAGCTTCGCGGCGAAGACGATACAGATTCTGTGTTCTTCAAGCCGCCAGACGGAGAAAGTCAAATTCGGATTGTGCCCGCCGCAGATGGCGATCCTTTAAAGGAAATGCACTTCCACTACAACATCCCTGATCGCAAGGGTGGCGTTTTGTGCCCTAAGCGTAATTTTGGTGAGCGATGTTCAATTTGTGATTTCGCATCCTCTCTTTGGAAGGATGGGGTCGCAAACAACGACGAAGAAAGCAAGAAGCTTGCAAAATCACTTTTTGTAAGACAACGCTACTTCTCGCCGGTTATCGTTCGTGGCCAAGAAGAAGAGGGAATTAAGATTTATGGATATGGCAAGCGCGCTTATGAGCTGCTGCTTGGATATATCCTAGACCCTGAGTATGGAGATATCACCGACCCCCTGGAAGGCACCGATATTTCTTTGATCTACACCCCGCGTACTTCACCGGGTACATTTCCGCAAACAAGCCTAAAGATGCGTCGAAATACGTCTACGTTGCTGGAGGACACAGAGGCCATCCCTGCCCTCCTTGACCGTATGCCCAACTTCGATGGTCTCTTTGAGCGTCTCTCTTCTGACGAGGTAGATGCAATTCTAGACGAGCAACTTTCTGGTAACGCTAGCGCTGAAGAGCGTTCATCAGAGACAGGAAAATATAATGTTGATACCAAAAATCCGGTAGATAAGGCATTCGATGAACTTATGGCAACCAAGTAATTGGTGTTTGTAGTCCGATGGCAGACCGGTACTATAAATAGTCTGCCGCATTATTCTATATGATAAAAAGGAGAATATTATGGAATGGTTGAAATCAACTTTGGCGCGCTGGAAGGTGCAAGTTAGTTTTGTTGCGGGGGCACTTGTAGTTGCAACCGCATATGGACAATGCACAGTCGAGCCACCACCAGCAGAAGAAGTAAGCAATGCAACTGAGGCTGTTGAAACAACCGAAACCACAGCAGTTGAGGTTTCTTCGGTAACGGAAGGTACGATTGAAGATGCCACCGGTGAAACTACCACTACGGAAACCACAACCGACACAACAGAGACTACATCTGAGTAGTTAAAAAGCCGCTGGCAGACCGGTGAAAAGTCTGCCGCCATTTTTTTTAGGAGGCACAATGGCAAAAGCCAAAGCAGGTCGTGTTGATTTAAAAGACCTTATGAAAATTGTCAACAAAAAAGCAGGGCAAACGGTGGCGCATGATCTTACTGGTGATAACCCAACGTCTGTCAAAGAATGGATTCCAACTGGGTCAAGATGGCTTGACTCCATCATTTGTAAAGGTCAAGTAGCTGGTATTCCAGTTGGAAAAATTACAGAGATTGCCGGGCTACAATCGACTGGTAAATCTTACATGGCAACACAGATTGCCGCAAACGCCCAGAAATCGGGCAAGATGGTCGTTTACTTCGATTCGGAGTCAGCTATCGACCCAGTGTTCATGGAACGCGCAGGATGCAATCTAGAGCGATTAATGTACGTTCAGGCGTCATCCGTCGAGTTTGTTCTTGAAACAATTGAAGAACTACTTGGCGCTACAGATGAACAACTTGTATTTATTTGGGATTCTCTGGCTTTTACGCCTTCGATCTCAGATGTAGAGGGTGATTTTAATCCTCAGTCTTCCATGGCAGTCAAAGCTAGAATTCTTGCAAAGGGCATGTCAAAGCTTGTGATTCCAATCGCTGATAAAAAAGCAACCTTTATTGTGCTAAATCAGCTGAAGACAAATATCCCACAAGGACCAATGGCTAGACAAATCGCCATGACTACACCTTATATTACACCCGGTGGTAAAGCGATGCATTATGCTTATTCTCTTCGTATTTGGTTGACTGGTCGCAAGGCTAAGTCTGCTTTTATCGAAGATGAGAAAGGATTTCGTATTGGCTCCGAAGTAAAAGTCAAGCTGGAGAAGTCTCGCTTTGGTACTCAAGGTAGATCGTGTGCTTTCCGTATCATGTGGGGAACTAGTGATGTGGGTATCCGTGACGAAGAAAGCTGGTTTGACGCAATTAAAGGAAGCGAATACCTCACATCTGCAGGAGCATGGTATACACTATCCATGCCCGATGGTTATAGCAAAAAATTTCAACCCTCTAAGTGGACTAGTTTGGTAACTAGCGACGAGGACTTCAAAAATAGAGTTATTAGTATTATGAATGAAGAAATTGTTCAAAAATTTGATGAAAGGACCGGTTCTGCCGCCATCTATTATGAAGATCCAGAGGATCTAACAGTTCCTATTAAAAAGTAAAAACTTCTTGACTTTTGTACCCTGATCAGTTATTCTATATTTGATCAGGGTTTTTTACAGGTGGGATATGACTGAAACAGATAAAAAAAGAGTATTAATTATTGACGCTTTGAACATGTTTATCAGAGCTTATATTGTTGATCCATCACTTTCAACGAATGGCCAACCGATCGGTGGCATTAAAGGTACGATTAAGATTATGCAAACGCTAGTGCGTCTTACAAATCCTGATCAGATAGTGGTTGTGTGGGATGGACCAAATGGCTCTAATAAAAGAAAGTCAATTGACAAAAATTATAAAGAAGGCCGAAAGCCACTTAGATTAAATCGCGCTGTACATAATCTCTCAGATGATGAAGTAGTACATAATAAAATGTGGCAACAGACGCGCGTTATCGAATATTTTAATGAAATGCCTATTGTTCAAATCATGCTGCCAGAAATTGAGGCAGATGACGTGATTTCATATGTTTCATCGATGCCATATTACAATGGCTGGCAAAAGGTTGTTGCGTCAAATGACAAAGATTTCTATCAGCTCTGCGATGACGAGACACTAGTTTATCGACCAACCAGCGGTGAACTTATGAACAAGAATAGAATTATAAATGAAATTGGGATACATCCTCGCAATATGGCTCTTGCCCGAGCAATTGCTGGCGACGTATCAGACAACCTACCCGGTGTCAAAGGCGCAGGTCTGGTATCCGTAAAAAAACGGCTATCATTCTTGGCATCTGAAAAAGATTACACTATCGATGAGGTTATTGAATTCTGTGAGAATGCAAATTCAAAACTTAAATTTTTTAGAAATATTGTTGAGGGCAAAAATATAATTAAGCATAACTATAAGATGATGCAACTATATGCGCCGCTTATGTCTGTGCAATCAAAGAAAAAGGCTGCCAGTGCTATTGAAGATTTTGAATGCACGTACAATAAAACAGCTGTTATTAGTTTTATGAGAGAAGACGGATTTGGAGAGCTAAACTGGGCGGATCTCGAAGCGATTTTGAATAGAATCAAGTTAAATTGTTAATGTCTTGACATTTGATTTGGGCATGTTATAATTAGTATTATCGGAGGCACAGTGGTCGGCACTGCAAGTTTTGCAAATTTTGGTAAATCATTTCAAGAAGACCTTGTAAGGATTATAATATCAGACAGACCGTTTGCCGATCAGATTTTTGAAGTGCTGGACATATCTTTTTTAGAACTTGAATATTTAAGAATATTTACAAAAAAGATACTTAATTATCGCGATAAATACAACGCGCATCCATCATACAAAACTATCAAAACGATCCTTGTCACAGAGTTAAAATCTGAGAACGAGATTGTGCAGCAGCAGATTATGGAGTTTTTCGAGAAAGCTTGTAATTCTGAGGTTACTGATACTGAATATGTAAAAGAGCAATCGCTTGATTTTTGTCGGAAACAAAATCTGAAAGGCGCCATGATGCGCTCAGTTGATTTATTGCAGTCTTGCTCATTCGATGAAATTTCCAAGATTATCAATGACTCTTTAAAACTTGGATCAGAAACAAACTTCGGCCACGATTATTTAGCAGATTTTGAAACTCGTTATTTGCCAAAGTTTAGAAATCCAACTACAACCGGTTGGCAGGAAGTTGATAACATATGTGGCGGAGGCCTTGGTAAATCTGAACTTGGAGTTGTTATTGCGCCCACTGGTGCCGGTAAATCGATGGTTTTGGTACATCTAGGATCACAAGCTATTTTAGAAGGTAAAACAGTAATTCATTACACTCTAGAACTTCAAGACACGGTTATTGGAAAAAGATACGACAGTTGCATCAGCGGCTATCCGCTTTCAGAATTAGATGTTTTTAAGGATGAAGTTTATGATTCTATTAAGGATCTTGACGGTAAATTAATAGTTAAAGAATACCCAACAAAATCTGCTTCTACAAGCACTATCAAAAATCACCTTAATAAGCTGTCAAAAAGAGGCATTGAGCCCGGTCTAATTATTGTTGATTATGCCGACTTACTCAAGCCCGTTGTCATAAGAAAAGAAAAAAGAAATGAGTTAGAATCAATTTATGAGGAATTGAGAGCACTGTCAACAGAGTTTGGATGTCCGATATGGACCGCATCACAAACAAACCGTTCTGGGTTGAGCGCAGAGGTGATCACAATGGAACAAATTTCTGAAGCTTTTAATAAATGTTTCGTTGCTGACTTCATCTTCTCTGTGTCCCGAACAATCGAAGATAAACAGAGCAATCAAGGTAAAATCTTTGTTGCAAAAAATAGAAATGGGCCCGATGGGATGATTTACGATATATTTATGGATACATCAAATGTTTGCATCAAGGTTTTACCAAGAGCCGTGAACTCTGGTAATGTTGCAACAAGCCCGGTGTCTTTAACGCCGCCACAGCAAAAAAATGTTTTGCTTTCAAAATACAAAAAATTTAAAGGAAATTAATAATGAGAACAATAGAGAATATTAGAAGATTTAGGCTTTCGGACACTTTTGTCGAGCCATATAAGACGTTGCCTGTTCCGTGGGGACCTCTTGGCTATGTGACTTTTAAGCGTACTTATGCTCGCCGTCTAAGTGAATTTGATCCAGAATCTACGGGCACCGAAGAGTGGTGGCAGACGTGCCGACGTGTTGTTGAAGGTATGTTTAATATGCAAAAACAACACGTTTTTTCTTTAGGGTTAGATTGGAATGACATCAAAGCACAAAAAACTGCAAAAGATGCCTATGACCGCTTGTTCAATCTTAAGTGGACGCCACCCGGCCGCGGCTTATGGATGATGGGAACTAAGTTTGTTGAACAAAGAACAGCTGCAGGGTTGTTTAATTGTGCTTTTAGATCGACGCGCGATCTAAGCTCTAAAGGTGGCTACCTCTTTGCATGGATGATGGATGCACTAATGGTAGGTATCGGTGTTGGTTTTGATACCGAAGGTGCTGGGTCAATTAACATACGCGAGCCAGAATATACGAATGACACCTTGGTAATCGACGACTCCCGCGAAGGCTGGGTCAACTCCGTGCACACTCTTCTGGATGGGTTTTTCTTTGGAGGAAAGGTGCCAAAGTTTGATTATTCAGCAATTCGACCACTTGGCGCCGAAATTAAAGGCTTTGGTGGCACATCATCTGGACCTGATCCTTTAATTGAACTTCATGATAACCTTAAAGAGTTGTTTTCATCTAAGATCGGCGAGCCAATATCATCAGTTGACATCGTTGACACAGAGAATTTGATAGGACGCTGTGTTGTTTCTGGCAATGTTCGTCGCTCAGCAGCATTGGCAATGGGCAGGTATGACGACAAGATGTACTTAGAAATGAAAAACGACCAAGAAAAGCTATATCATCACCGATGGGGCTCGAATAACTCATTTAACGCCGAAGTTGGAATGGATTATACATGGCACGCCAAGCAAAGTCAAACTAATGGTGAGCCCGGGTACATCTGGCTTAACAATGCCAGAACACTTGGTAGATTTAAGGATGGCCCAAGATATGATGATATAAATGTTGCCGGCTTCAATCCCTGTGTTGAACAACAACTTGAGGACGCTGAATTGTGCTGCTTGGTGGAAACATACCCGGCTAAACATGATGACATGGAAGACTATCTCAAGACCTTAAAAATTGCTTATCTTTATGGCAAGACAATCACTCTTTCAAATACTCACTGGCCCGAGACTAATGCAAAAATGCTGAAAAACAGAAGAATAGGCCTCTCACAGTCTGGTGTTATACAGGCTTTTAATAAGCACGGCCGCCGTGAAATGTATGATTGGTGTGATAAGGCGTATGAACATGTGAAGCAAATGGACGAAGATTACTCTAATTGGTTGTGTATTCCAAAGTCTGTCAGAATGACCTCTATCAAGCCATCTGGCACAGTTTCATTGTTGAACGGTTCCACCCCTGGTATTCACTATCCAGAGGACGAGTATTACATTAGGAGAATTAGATTTGCTACCACATCAAAATTGCTTAAAAAACTTGAAGAAGCAGGATATACTATTGAAGATGATAAATATTGTCCGAATACTGTTTGTGTCGAGTTTCCTGTACGCGAGCCCTATTTCTCAAAAGGAAAAAAAGATGTCTCAATGTGGGAACAACTGGAGACTGCAGCCCAATATCAATATTATTGGGCCGACAACTCAGTGTCTATTACGGTCACGTTTAAACCTGATGAGGCCGATCAACTCAAGAGTGCTCTTGAGCTTTATGAAACACGCCTGAAGGCCGTTTCGTTTCTTAAATATGAAGAAACAGGCTATGAACAGGCCCCATATGAACCAATTACAAAAGAAAAATATGAACAGCTTTCAGCCAACATTGTCCATGTTGAACGCTTTGATGATGACGAGGGCGGAACTGGTTCAAAATTCTGTACTAACGACACGTGTACAATTTAGGAGAAAACATGTTTAAACCAGTCAATCGTCACATACTTATAGATGTAAATCGCAACGAAGAAGACGGCGTTTCATCGATTATACTTCCAGAGGATTATAAACCACAACAACAGAAACATTCCGTTGTAAAGGTTTTGAACAAGTCTGAAGATGTTAAATTTGATGTCTTAGTTGGCAGTAAAATCGTCGTAGATTCATCAATGATAGAAGAAATTGTAATAAATAATACTATTTATAATATAATATTAGAAAATTATGTGGTGGGGGTGCTGTAGCCCTTGAGGTATTAAAATGGATAAAAATTTTTACAATGAGGCTTCCGCTAAGAAACTTGGTTGGGAGCCTTCTTGGTTTGGAGAAAAATACTTTGATGATAAACTAACGAGAGCCATTAAAAAATGGCAAAGATCTAGAAGTATTTCTGCTGATGGTCTGTGTGGGCCCATGACATTCCGTAGACTTTGGACTGAGAGACAAGAGCGTAAAATTGTTGGCGATTATTGCATAAATAATGGAAATAGCTATTCTAATTCAATAGTATATAACGGCGAGTTTTTTCCTATCGAGTGGCAGAAGTTTCTTCTATGGTCTGATGATGGCGGCATTTCAGCCAAGCCGGGTCATTTTTATGATTACTCAACGAGACCTAGAAGGAATATAAGATATTTTGTCAATCATTGGGATGTTTGCTTAAATTCAAGGTCTTGTCAGGAGGTGCTCGACAAGAGAGGTATTTCAGTTCACTTTTTGATAGATAACGATGGCACAATTTATCAAACCTTGGATTTACAGCACGCAGCATGGCACGCTGGCTCTGCACGCACGAATAGAGCGTCCGCCGGCGTTGAGATTAGCAATGCGTATTATCCTAAATATCAGGCGTGGTATGTCGCAAACAATTTTGGTGAGCGCCCAATTATATCTGATGCGTGGGCTCATGGAAACAAGCTAGAACCTTTTATGGGTTTTTATCCTGTCCAAATCGAAGCGCTTAAAGCTTTATGGAAAGCAATACATTTAGCAACTGGTATCCCTTATGAGACACCTCTGAATCAGTTTGGTAAAACGTCCACAAAATATGTGCAGGATGTGCCATACGGAAAATTTGAAGGCTTTGTAAGTCATTATCATGTAAGTAAAAACAAAATTGATTGTGCTGCCTTAGATATACATGAGTTATTACAAGATCTAAAAGATAGTTAGACCACTATTTAAATTATGTGGTGGGCACTTTTTGTGTTCTTGGCGTGTTTCGCCAAGAATGAGTATCTTTACAGCTATCCAATTAGTGGGCCAGTAGAGGCATTTGTTGTTGGAACGCCGCATAAAAAAGCAGATTGGGAGACACGTCCTGATATTCGTGTATGCGCCGATACCGGAGTAGATGCCTTCAGGATGAATCGTGCTGTATCTTTTTGGGAAAAATTGGGATACAAATTTGGATCGGTAATAATTGACAATTCAACAACTTGCATGAAAGCATATTATGGAGAAATATTAGTAACTTTGCCGGACTCATCGTTCAAAACTTCACAAATCGCAGCTACAAGAATTTATTCAAGAATAAATACAGATAAAATAGTTAAGGCTAAGATATTCATTATGCCAAAAGATGCAAGAAAATCTAGGGTCCTTGAACATGAAGTGGGTCACGCTTTAGGTTGGTCGCATTTTAATAAAAAGTTTCACATAATGCACTCCAACTGGATGCTTGGGGGTGTCGACACCCGCGGACTTGAAAATAGTGGTTGACAGCTTAAAACGTATAAGTTATAATAAATTTATTGTTGAGGATTAAATGAATAAAGTAGTGATTGGCGGTACTCTATCGGCGTTAATGACAGCGTTCATTGAAGATTGTCCGGTTTTATTTACAGAGCCTATCTGCCCTAAGAGATTCGATTATTTTGAAAAGGATACTAAGTTATCGTTCTTAAAAATTCCATATGACAAACAGTCGCTACTCACGTTTGGAAAAAAGCGAAGTGTCGGTATACAAAAAATGTTTTTATGGGAGAGGTTGCTATTTCTTTTATCGCTTAGAGGGCTTGTGCCACTCTCAAATTTGTGTACGAGCATGAGGCATGTTGATAACAGAGTTATATGCTATAATGAGTATTCTAAAATATTAGAACTAAGCTTTGATAAATGTTTATATTTTGGTGACCGTAACACCAGTGGTTTTGTTACCAAAACCAAGCTTGACACAGACACGTTTTTATGTTATGATTATATAGCGTTCAATAAAGGAGGTAAACATGAAATCGATTTTATTAACACAAATGATGATTTTGTTAACAAGATTTGGTTTTACAGTTCCGACCGCATCGATGGAAATACTCCTGTTAGGGACGCTTGTGCAGTTTCAAAATTAACTTCTGAACAGCTAGATGATTTTGATTTTTCAGAAACAATGGCAAGATTTAAAACTCTGAAAGTCATGAAAGACCACGGAATGAAAGGACCACAAAATGGATACACACCAAAAGGAACACCTAGGCACTATAATTTTAGAACAACTAGCATCCGCCGCGAGATTAGAGGCCTCGAAAATCACTTACGACCATCAACCGATAGTATCGAAATTAAAGAAGAGAGTGAAGAAGCTTTGCATAGGTCACTTAAGGGCAGCGTCAAGCCCTACAGTAGAATTTTAGGATTTTTAGATGAAAACGCATCTTAGTGGTATTATACCAATAGCAAATCACGAATCGTTACACAAGGTTTCATTTCCAAGCCTGCTTTTACCAGTGGCTGATGGGTTTAATCTGATACAAAGATCTGTGCATGAATGCGCTATGGCAGGCTGCGACACAATATGGATTGTTGCTAATCAAGACCTTTCTCCATTAGTGAGAGAAGTCGTTGGCGATTGGGTTTACGACCCTGTGTACTATAAAAGAGACTTTGCAACTAAATTTTATTCTGATCTAAGAAAAGAAGTGCCTATATATTACGTTGGTATAAAACCAAAGGATTTTGATAGAAGAGATAGTTACGGTTGGTCAGTTTTAGAAGGGGTCCATGCAGCTTATATGACTTCATATAAGATTTCTAAATGGATTGTACCTGATAAATATTTTGTTTCATTCCCGTTTGGGATTACAGAACCCGAACAAATCAGAAAACTTAGAAAACAAATCAGCGACAAAGATAAAAATTTCTTCTATTCATTTAACAACTTGACCGTTAAAGATAATCTGCCTCTACCATTCACACTTACAGGAGAAGAATACATAAAATGCCGAAGAGCGATAAACAAAAAGACAACAAGGGAGTTTTTACCCCCTTTACCGAACCAAAAATATCCATCCCAAAAATTGCCACTAGAAGAGAGATGGTCCGCCCGGAAGTTCGATTTCAGTGAAGTATTTGAGCATGTAGACGCTAAGTATTCGCACACACATGATTTAGAGTGGTTCTACGATGCCTCAGATTGGGGCTCATATACTGACTATATAAAGTCGGACTACGAGGTTAAAACACCGTTTGAAGACTTGACAAGAGCGCGCAAACACGTTAAAATACCGTATACGTCGGAGGAATAATGAATCGTAAGGATTCTAAAATAAAGTTTGTTGGTCTGCATGCCCACTCGGTTGCAGGCTCTATTTTTGATGCACTAGGATACCCGCAGGATCACATGGATTTTGCATATCAGAACGGCTGCGATGCTTTGGCGCTAACTGATCACGGTAATATGAATGGTTTAGCATATCAAGTGTTGCATGCAAAAAAGATGCAAGAGCAGGGTAAAGATTTCAAACCTATTTTTGGTTGTGAAGCATATTTTACTCCTTCAATATCTGAATGGCGTGAGGCTTATGAGCAAGCCATGGCCGATAAGAAAAAAGCCAGAGCCATTAAGAAGGATGCGCAATCCGGCGCCACTGTTGAAGACGAGGGAGACAGCAAAAAGGTTCAAGATATACTTAAGCGCCGTAGGCATCTTGTATTACTAGCGCAGAATCAAACGGGCTTGAACAATCTATTTAAACTAGTATCAGAATCTTATCAACCGGAGAATTTCTATCGTTATCCACGCATTGATTACGCTCTTTTGGAGAAGTATAACGAAGGCATTATTGCTTCTTCTGCTTGTCTTGGTGGGGTGTATGCCGGTAACTACTGGGAAAAGCGAGAAGAGGGAGATAAAGCTGTATTGGATGCCATGCGTGAGTCAACAAGACGTATGGTTGACATTTTTGGCGATCGCTGGTATGCCGAGATACAATGGAACAATATCAAAGAGCAGCATGAACTTAACCAATATGTAATTCAAGTTGCTCAAGAGTTTGGCGTTGGACTGTTATCGACAGCCGACAGCCATTACCCCAACCCTGACGCTTGGAAGGACAGAGAGCTTTACAAGCGTCTTGGTTGGCTTGGTAAGGGTCGTCCATCGTGGGCGGAGGAAGAATCACAGTTACCAGAGGGAGTAGAAGAGGTTGGCTACGAGCTATATCCTAAGAATGGTGATCAGATGTGGGAGAGTTACAAGCAATACTCCCAAGAATCAGGTTTTGAATACAACGACGAGATGGTTTTAGATAGTATTGAGGAATCTCACAATATTGCATTCAATAGAATCGAGAACTTTTTACCAGACAATACAGTCCAACTACCAAGCTTTGTAGTGCCCGCAGGATTCACAGCGACACAAGCCTTGGTTAACTTTGCACTTGAAGGCCTCAAAGACAAGGGCCTGCATACCAATAAAGAATACACAGACAGACTGAGAAAAGAACTTCACGTGATCGACGAACGCGGATTCTCAAAATACTTCTTAACTATGAAATCGATTGCTGATGTTGCAACAGATATGATGCTAGCTGGTCCCGGCCGCGGCTCAGCAGCCGGCTCTCTCACTGCGTATGCTCTGAATATAACACAAGTTGATCCCATCAAGCATGGTCTTCTATTCTCACGTTTCCTGCGCTCTGATGCAACGGATTATCCTGATATTGATTATGATGTATCCGATAGCATGGCACTAAAAGAAAAGCTGGTTGAAATGTGGGGCGAGGATTGTGTTGCACCAATCTCTAATTGGAATACGTTACAGCTTAAATCTCTTATCAAAGATATTTCAAAGCTTTATGGCATTCCGTTTACTGAGGTTAACACAGTCACGTCAGTTATGATTAGAGAGGCAACGCCAGAGGCTAAAAGAAAACATGGTATCAAAGCTGGTGTCTATGTTCCAACATGGGAAGAGGTAATTGAATTTTCGCCCGCTCTCAAATCATATCTGAATAAATACCCACAAGTTAAGACACACGTTGAGGGTCTGGTCGGTCAGGTGCGATCTTGCTCAAGGCATGCTGGTGGAGTTGTAATCGCAGAGAATCTTGATAAGAGCATGCCGCTAATTAATTCAGGTGGTGTGCGCCAAGCACCATGGTCAGAGGGACAGAACGTAAGACATTTAGAGCCCATGGGGTTCATTAAGTTTGATCTCTTGGGTCTATCAACTCTGAAGATGATGGAGGGCGCGATCTATCACATCCTAAAACGTCATCACGGTGTAGAAGAACCAACCTTTTCTCAGATTCATGAATACTATAACAATACTTTGCATCCTGATGTGATTGATTTTAATATTCAAGAAGTGTATGAGAATATTTTCCATAAGGGCAAGTTTGCTGGTATCTTTCAGTTTACTGAAAATGGCGCTCAGACTTTTTGCAAGAGAGCCAAGCCAAGAAATATTATTGATGTGTCTGCTATCACATCTATCTTTCGGCCCGGCCCACTCTCAGCAGGTGTCGACAATGATTACGTTGAAGCTAAGGAACATCCACACAGAATTGAATACCTAAATAGTGATGCCTGTGATATTACCCAAGAAACATTTGGCTTCCTTATTTTTCAAGAACAGATTGCACTTTTGGCTCACAAGCTTGGAGACCTTACCCTAGATGAAGGTAACATGCTGCGAAAGGTGCTTACAAAGAAGGGGACCGGTAAAGGCTCTGTAAAAAGAAAGCTGCATAAAAAGTTTATTAATGGCTGTGTTACAAAAGGTATTGCTGTTGAAGACGCCCAATCTCTATGGGAAAAATTTGAATACTTCTCAGGTTATGGATTCAACAAGTCACACGCTGTCAGCTATTCTATGATTTCATATCAATGTGCGTGGTTGTTTCATTTTTATCCTGCTGAGTGGATGGCAGCGTTTTTAGATAAAGAGCCTGAGACTAGGAAGGAAAAAGCAATTAATATTGCAAAGAAGTATGGGTTTGATATAGAACCGCTGGATGTTAATAGATCGGGTGTAGTGTGGGAAATCAGTGATGATGGCAAGACTCTAATTCAACCACTTACATCTATCAAGGGTCTAGGTAAGGCAGCGATTGAACAGGTGTTGGATAACCGTCCATTCATGAATGCTGAAGATCTTCTTTTCAGAGAGGGTGTGTCGTACAGTAAATTAAACAAAAGGGCTCTCGATGCACTTTGTCGTGGTGGAGCGCTGGATAACATCGTGGATGATAGGTTCTCAGGTCGCAAACACTTCTGGTCAGCTTGTGTTGTCGAGAGACCCAAAAATCTTAAAAAGTTTCAAGAAAACGTTGATACATATAAGCCCGAAGGCGATTTTACCGAAGAAGAGGTGATTCAATTTAAAACTGATCTTACTGGAGTTTTTCCGATCAATCTTGTTATCTCAACAGATATGATTGAAAGATTACATGAGAAATACATTCCACCAATTTCTGAATACGATGAAGAGCTGGAGGTTTGCTGGTTCATACCAAGAGAGATCGTCCAACGTAAGACTAAGAACGGGAAGCTTTACTGGATTGTTAACGTAATTGATTCGAACAACGAACAAACAAGAATCAGGTGCTGGGGCGTAAAGCCAGAAAAAGATAGAATACACTTGAACCGACCTTACTTGGCTCGATTAAACTATGATGCAAACTGGGGTTTCTCCACATATGCAATTGGTAAAACATTTAAATTATTAGGATAAAAATGAAAAGAAGTTATTGGAGCGAAAGCGTAACTAAGAGACTAGAAAAAAAGATATTAAAAGAGAGAGGAACACTGGATGCAGAATGCCCGACCTGCGGTACAACGTTCAAGATGGTAAACCTGCAACACAAATATTGTTCCCATATATGTAGGCCATCTAGCAATTCTAAAATGGGTAAATGGACTATTTTACACAGAGATAATTTTCGATGTATTTATTGTGGGCGCGCCCCTTGGAACACGGAAAATTTAATTATGCATGTTGATCATATCGTCCCCCAATGCGAGGGTGGAGATAGTAGGCCCCATAACCTTGTAACAAGCTGCAGCGAGTGCAACTCAACAAAGCGCAATATTCAATTAAAAAATAAAAAAGAAATAATTAAGATTGTTGAGCAAAGAAATATTGAAACTGAAATAAATCCAAAAATTACTATAAAATTTTAAATTAGGAAAAATATGAATATACTTAAAAAATTTAGCCCGCTCTTAAAAGAGCCAAAACTAATTGATGACCTGCCAGTTGTTATTAGAGTAAATAAATTTGACGAAGCATCGGCAAAAAGTTTTTCGGTCTCAATCAGGAAAGCGCATAATACCGGTCAACCTGTGATCCCAATCGTGATCGACAGCTATGGGGGCCAAGTTTACAGTTTAATGTCGATGATTTCTGATATTAAGCACAGCCATCTCCCAGTTGCTACCATTGTACAGGGCAAGGCAATGTCATGCGGTGCTATTTTGTTTAGCTTTGGCGCCGAGGGTAAGAGATACATGGACCCAGATGCCACCGTAATGATACACGATGTCAGCTCCATGGATCGCGGCAAAGTTGAAGAAATAAAAGCTTCTGCTGAAGAAGCAGAACGTCTTAACAAAAAAATTTATCACATGATGGCTCAAAATTGCGGTCAAGATGATGAATATTTCTTAGACATTGTACATGATAAGGGTCATGCCGACTGGTTTTTAGATGCAAAAGAGTGCAAAAAGCACAAATTAGCAAATCATTTGCGCGTGCCAGACCTTAAAATAGATACTTTGGTTAAGATCACTTTTAAGTAATACTATTTAATGTATGCCTTTTAATTCTAGAACAAAATGGAAGAGATTGTTAAATGAGATTGGATACCTTTACGACGAACTAGACCTAATCGAGGAACTTACCAAGGATGCAGGTTTGGAGTTTGAATCTTACTATCGCTCATATTGTGCAAAAAATCAAATTGATCGCAATAAGCAGAACGAAGAAAACAAAGACAAAATCAAAGATTTATACGGAAAGGATCCTGAGATTCTACCGCAAGACCTTCCAGTCTCTGAGTATTCTGGTAGCATGGACCTTGCAATATCTGACTATGAGACCACTGATGAAGAACAAAAAGCATTTGAAGAACAAGAAATATTTAAAGAACTGCATGATGAATTTAACAAGTTGTTTAAAAAACTGGCACTTAAACTACACCCTGACAGAATAGAAAATTATATTGCTGATGATGAATATAAAAGAAAATTATCCTGGGACTTTTCTAAGGCTAAGTCAGCTTTGGAAAAGAAGAAATATTTCCAGCTTATTCAATTGGCAAAAAAATATAATATCCTGATCCCAGAGAGTTATGATGCTCAAAATAAATGGTTTAAAAATGAAAGAGAAAATCTTGAATCACAAATTAAACAAATCACTGGAACTTATAACTACAAGTTTGCAGAATGCGAAAATGATACCGACCGCGACAAATTAATGAAGTCGTTCATCAGGCAAGTTTTCGGAATAAATGTTAAATAATCTATTGACAGCGACATTGCAAGCTGCTATATTAATTAAGTAATTAGGAGGGCCTTATGGCAAACACAAACGAACAGCGGAAACGCTATGTAAAAGAATATATCCGCTCACTGGCGGCAATTGAAGAGGCAATGGAGCCTTACAAGGAACAAAGACGCGAACTGCGTTCAGAGTTCAGGCAAAATGGGTGGTTAAATACAGATGAGATTAGGGCCGCAGTCAAGGCTTACCGATTATTTAAAGGTGATGTAAATATTGATGAAGTGGTTGAAAATTTCAACTTGCTCAATGGCGGTGACGATGAATAGTGCGACACAAAAAACTATGTTCAGTTCTAAAACCGGTAACTGGTCTACTCCAAGTGATTTTTTTGATAAACTGAACTGGCGTTTTGGGCCATTTGACTTGGACCCATGCGCTACCCCACACAACACAAAGTGTGCAAACTTTTTTACAGAGGCTGAGGATGGCCTTTCAAAAGATTGGGGTGATAATACCGTGTTTGTTAATCCGCCCTATGGAAGAGGCATTGACAAGTGGATTAAAAAAGCATACAATGAAGCTATGAAGCCTGATACTAGAGTAGTGATGCTTATTCCTGCCAGAACTGATACTAAATACTGGCACGACTACGTTATGAAGGCTTCTGAGGTTTACTTTGTAAAGGGAAGATTAAAGTTTGGTGACAGTGAAAACTGCGCACCATTTCCATCTGCTGTAGTTGTCTTTGATGGCGGCGAAGGTTTGTGGAGAGTCGAAGGTCTAAACAGATAGGAGTGTAAAATGACTGAAGAAGGATTAAATGCTGCCGTTTTAAGATTGCAGTCGCTGGCAATTGAAACTTATGGCAGAATAAAAGATATTTATAAGCGAGAACAACAAGACGGAGACGTTGACACAGTTTCATCACTTAGCATGAAGCTGGCTAACTATGAAGGGGCATTGTTGACACTACAACAGTATAAGCAAAACATTATTGATTCTGCTAAGGTTGACGAAGAGGACGAATCGCCCGAGCAGGAACAAGAGGATGAAGTGCCTAGTTCAACAATCACCGAAGATCAATTACGTGAAACTTCTGAATCATTTAAAAGATCAATCGCCCATAAGCGAGTAGGTGTTAAGGAAGTTGATGAATCGTAAAACCAAGAGGGCGTTGAAGAAAAAAATGGGCCCTGATGCAGCTGACAGACTCGCAAATCAAGTCGCATTATTCAGCAAGCTACCAGAAGCTTGCTCTAGCTGCACAAAAGAATTTGATAATAAGGATGTAGAAATGATTAAAACATGGAAAGTAGTTGTAAGGCAGGATAAAGTTCGCTTATTTTGTCCCGGTTGTATTGATAAAGCAAAGGAGGCAATCGATGGCAGTATCTAGAATATCACGTGAATCGCTTGATGAAATTTTATCTGGTAAAGTAAAAGAAGCCGGTACATGTGTTGTAAAGTTTTACTCTAATAGTTGCCACATGTGTCACTCATTGCACGACTATTACATAGATATTTCTGAAAACACAAAGTATAAAGACTTGCATTTTTTAGCATTTAATATCGACGATGACCCAAATATCGAAAAAATGTTGAAATTTAGTGGAGTGCCAACAATTTTTGTTATGCATTCCCACATTGGCAATAGACCTGCTACACTAAGGTTGTTGCCTGATCCAGATAACCCAAGTGATACTACTTGGTATAAAGTAAACGATATAAAAGCTTTTATAGATAAGGAGGCACTATGAATAACGCTTTATCATATGACGATATATTGCTGGTACCAGCATATTCGGATATTAAAAGTAGGACTGAGGTTTCAATAGCTTCTGATCTAGGTAATGGACTTGTGTTGAGCTTGCCGATACTAGCTTCGCCAATGGATACTATTTCGGAATCCGCCATGGCAGTTGAGATCGGTCGCCTAGGCGGCGCAGCCGTCATACACCGTTACAATACAATTGAAATGCAGTCACGGCAGATTGAGATTTCAAGAGTCGTCGCTGAATCAAACTATAAAACTAATATTCAAGTTGGGGCTGCTGTTGGAATCAGTGGAGATTACCTAGATCGTTCAAAGGCTTGTATTACTGCAGGTGCTTCATTTTTGTGTGTTGACGTTGCGCACGGCCATCATATTATGATGAAAGATGCGCTGGCTGCCTTGCGTCGAACATTTGGTAGCGACTTACATATAATGGCAGGAAATGTTGCCACTCTTGAAGGTATTAATGATTTAGCAGACTGGGGTGCCGACAGTGTTCGCTGCAATATTGGCGGTGGTTCTATCTGCTCCACCAGAATTCAAACGGGCCATGGTTTACCTGGCTTACAAACTATTTTAGATTGTGCGAAAACCGACAGAGACGTTACTATCATCGCAGATGGAGGCATCAGGAATTCAGGTGACATGGTGAAAGCATTAGCAGCCGGCGCAGATGTTGTTATGTGCGGCTCGCTTTTGTCAGGAACTGATGAATCACCCGGCAAAGTTTTTGAAGAATCTAATGGCACACGTTGGAAAGCATATCGTGGCATGGCTTCTAAAGAAGCGCAAGTAAACTGGAGAGGCAAATATTCGTCTTTTGAAGGTGTTTCGACAAAGGTGCCGTACCGGGGACCAGTTAGAAATATCGTCGAAGACCTTGAAAGAGGTATCAGATCTGGCCTATCCTATAGCGGCGCTCGCAGTATCGCAGAGCTGCAAACATGCGCAAATTTTGTAACACAAACTTCAGCTGGTTTAGGAGAGAGTAAGACTCATATCTTAGGGAGGCAGTGGTAGTGTCGGAAGACTTTGGAAAAAATCACAAAAGAATTGTATTCACAGAATCAGACCATAAGCATGCCCAACTAATAGTAAAGCTTAAATCTTATGGTATGACTCAAGCTAAATTTTTTAGAAGTCTTATAGCTGGATATGTTAATGGTGATCCCAGAATTGAAGAATTTATTCTTGAGCAGGGTAATCTATCCATCGCTAGAAAAGATAAGGTCCATCGTAATCTTCAAGAGGGCCGAGACATTGTAACAAACCTGGGCCTCAGTGAAGATCAGATAGAAGATTTGTTTGATGTTATAGCCGGGGAGCATCCTGATTTATGAAAAAAGATGGCTTACTTGATTGCAGTAGAGAGTGCATGTCTACAAATAAAAGCTGTAAAAAAACATCGTGTAGATTTTTTATAAATTATAAAAAAGAACACAACTGTGCTTTGGTCGCCATTTATGAAAATGGACCCATGACACTCAGACAAATTGGCGATAGACTCGGTATTTCGTTTGCCAGAGTTAAACAAATTGAGTCTCAGGCTTTGAAAAAAATCGAAAACTCAAGCTTAAAATCATTTTTAAACTAGCATAATCAAAAAATGCATACTATTTACACTTAGGAATTTAATAAAGGAGTATTTTAAATGTCCCGTAAAACTTTACTTACAGAAGCTGAGGTTCGTCAGTTTCTTAAATTAGCTAACCTTAAGTCTGTAGGTGACGCACGAATCCAAGAAATGGGTGGCTACGGCATGCCCGGTGGTCGCGACGGCGAAGATGATCACGATGACGATGAAGAGCCCGGTGGCCGTGATTACATGGAGCAAGAAGAAGGCGAACTAGAAATGGACGCAGCTGCCGATGAAGGTGGCGAGGACATGGAAATGGACGTTGACTTGGATATGGGTGACGACGACGAAGGCATGGACATGGGAATGGACGCCGACATGGACGCCGGCGGCGCTGGTACTGTTGACGTGCAAGAATTTATGGATGCTCTTGAGACTGCCCTTGAAGATGTTCTTGGCGAGCCTGTTTCTGTTGATGATGAAGAGGATGATGCTGATATGGATGACGACATGGGTGGCGAAGATGACATGGAAATGGGCGGTGACGACATGGACATGGGCGGTGATGACGAAATGGGTGCCCCTGATGATGAGCCCATGATGGAAGATGAAGATATAATTAATGAAGTCGCTAAAAGAGTAGCCGCCAGACTCCAAGCAGATCAGACTCGCGAAAAAACTGTTGATGAGCTTGCTGAACGAATTATGAAAAGATTGACTAAGTGAGTTGACAACATCTTTTTTGCATGATATAATAACCACCTAACGGTGGTTATTTTTTGGATGGTTATGAATATTTGGCTTCTACATCTACTGGTATTTATATTTGGATACGTAACTTGCAGAACGTTTTATTTTTTTAGAGCAAATAGAATTAGCCTTTCGTTGATTAAGTTATCTCATATTATTTATCTATCAACTGTAATTAGATCAATTGAAACATTAATAGAAGCTCGTACTACCGCGCTTGTCAATAATATCGAGCCAACGAAATCAAGAGACTTTTTTGAGGATGAAATTAAAACGTTGAAAGAAAGTTCAGTAGCATATTTACTACAGCTGCACCCAAAATTTTATAGGGATATTTTAGCCTTTGATGATTGGGAATCCTCAATGCGTTATCTAAACCAAAACAAGGAAGCGGTATTTAAAATATGGAAGATGGATCATGATTGATAAGGTTAAAAAATTAATTTCTGAAATTACAGGCGAGACCCAAACTGAAGGCATTAGTGCTATTAAAATTTCAGACGAAGAATTGATGAATGAACTTTTAGGTGCCGTGCAACCTAAAGAGCCCGATATGAGAACAATAGGTTTATTTACCGATGTTGCCGAAGAAAAAGTTGCAGAAATAGCTCATGCTATGATTTATCTAAATGAAGTTAATAAATTAGAAAAGTCAGGTGAGAATAGGAAGCCTATAGAGTTTTATCTCTCTACTTACGGAGGTAACGCTGACGATATGTTTGCGCTTTATGACGTTATGAGACAAGTCAAGTTAGACACAGAAATTCATACTATTGGTCTCGGCAAGGTCATGTCTGCTGGTGTTCTCCTGTTGGCAGCCGGCACAAAAGGGAAACGAAAAATTGGTAAATACTGCCGCGTGATGATTCATTCAGTCATCGGTGGTAGCCATGGTTCTTTACCTAATCTGGCTAATGAAATGGAAGCCATACAACAGATACAAAAAGATTATATTGATGCCCTAGTGGCGGAGACATCAATGACAAGGAAAAAAATGAAAGCCTTACTTGAAAGAAAAGTAAATGTTTATTTGTCCGCTGAAGAAGCTGTTGAACTTGGAATCGCCGATATTATTATTTAGAGGATTTAGAATGAGTAAATTTTTAGAAGACATGTTTATAGATGTGAGAGAAAAGCCCAACAAAGACGTTGGCCTCTCATCACTTATGGAGATGGTTGAGAAAACAATGGAGACTCTCGACAACCTTAACCAGAATAAAAGTTTTTTACTTGAGGCACCCCCCGGATTTGAACCCGGTGACGCAGCTGCAACTGATAGCGATAGAAATGATAACGTAACCGTCATACGAAGACCTACTATTAAAATTACAGAACTTTGGGGTAAGACAGAAAATGGTGATCGTGATATCATGGAAAGCCTTATGAATAAGATTCAAGGTAATACTGTTCAACAAAAAATTGAATCTGTAAACAGATTCCTTGAGGCAGAAGCTCCGCCACCCGGTGAGGGTGACATTTCCGAGATTATGTCATATTTGATATTCCTTGATACATTTGCTAGCATTGTTAATGACTATGGCGCCTCAGTATCTGGGTTCCTTTTTGAAGCGTTTCTAGCTGCCTTGATGGGCGGCACATCCGTGCAGATTGATGACCCCGCAGATGTTGGTGCAGCACCCGGCTCCCTGCCCATTGAGGATGTACAGCTGATGATTAAACAAAGTGAAGAAGCCGACGCTGAAATTAAACCATACAGCCTTAAGCTTCTCAGAAGGGACGGAGTTGTCAAAGGTTCATTTAAAAACATCGTTGATTACTTCTTAGATCCTGCTGAAGGCCGAAAGACTGATTCGATTGTTTATCTCATCGTGACTAAAGATGCGGAAAAACTTGGCGGTGGTAAGTTGGGTGAATGGAATGGTACGTTAAAGTTTTTTGAATTTACTATTACACGAGATAATTTCTTACAACTTATTGGTGCACCAAGCGAAGTACCCGTCTACGACTATAGACCAGTTACATTGAGGCAGCGTACTAAGCAAGCAGTAGAAAAGGCTCCCTCTGCAATTAGGGGCTTTCCGCGATATAAAACTTTGGATGGTGAAGACATACCAGAGGACACTGTGATGGACAAGGGCACTGAAGTATTAAGAATAGTAGATACTGGAGAGACTGAAAAAGTTATCAAAGGTGGTGCTGCTAAGTTGTACACACCAGATCAATACGAGAAGATCACAGGAAAATTTGCAGATGCGCCCGACATTGACCGTCAGATTTTCGGAGCACTGCAGGATACTAAAGGATATCAGACCGAACAACAATGGTCAATCGGGCATGGCGTCTATACGAAAAGTTTCATCGGACAAATCAAACTTGAACCAGAGCTTTTAAAAACCAGAGCAGAAGACTACACGCAAAGTTTGAACACCAGCATAGTTAAAATATTCAATGCGTTAGGTGATTTGTCCGATAACATTAACAAGTATTTTATCGGCGCTGGGGAAGATATGAATAGAAAAGCAGTCGGTGTAGCAGCCAAGAAAGACGCGGACACATTAAAACAAGAAGTTGATGCAACTATTTCTTGACACACGCTAAAATTTAGGTTATAATAAATTCAAACTCTGAGGTGTAAATGAGTAGAGAATTCGATTCAAGAGAATCATTACAAAAAAAGATTATGAATGGGGTTAATACACTAGCTAATAATGTTGGCTCAACCCTGGGTCCGAAAGGTCGTAATGTTTTGCTGCAAGAAAAAGATAAGACGCCATTTATCACAAAAGATGGCGTCACTGTTGCACATTTTGTAGCTTTAGAAGACCCATTTGAGAATGCCGCGGCCCAGATTATTAAGCAAGCTGCGATTGAAACTAATAGTGAAGCCGGCGATGGAACGACCACCGCTACCGTGCTTGCCCGCGCCATCATTCAGGAAGCACAGAAGCACATCGCATCTGGTGTGTCGCCCGTTGAGATTCAAAGAGGCATAAACAATTGTGTAAGTTACATCATTGAAAATCTAAATGGCATGTCCACCCCGGTATCTAGCTTAGAAGATATACAGCATATTGCTACTATATCTGCAAACAACGACCCTTCTATTGGTCGTTTGATTTCTATGGCCGTCGACAGAGTTGGCCAAGATGGCTCCATCACTATTGAAGAGTCTCGCTCTGTTGAGACTAGTATTGACATTGAAGAGGGATTCAAGATCCCGGCTGGCTACTGTGCTGGAGCGTTTATTACCGATGAACGAAGATCGGTCATGTTACATGATGATCCTCTAATTCTTGTTACAGACTATAAGATTGATGCCGTCGAGAATATTCTTCCCATTCTTGAAATGGTGGCGAGAGAATCAAGGCCGCTTATTATTATAGCTGAAGAAGTTGAAGGTCAGGCACTGGCGGCATTGATTATGAATGCGATGCGTGGTACGCTAAAGGTTGCAGCGATTAAGGCTCCGTCATATGGTGATGAACGTAGAGAGCTGCTACACGACTTATCTCTTTCTGTGGGCGCAACATTTATTTCACGTGAATCTGGCGCCAAGTTAAAAGACACCCAACTCAAAGATTTGGGCTCTGCTAAATTTATTGAAAGCAATCGCTTCTCCACGACGATTGTTGGTGGGCATGCAGACTATGAGAGTATCGAGACTAAGATTGAATCTCTTAAAGCAGACGTTGAGAATTGTACAGACATGTCGGCAGCAGAGGCCATTCAGCAACGTATTGTTAGGCTGTCCTCTGGCGTGGCGGTAATCAGGGTTGGCGGTTGCACCGAGGTAGAGATGACTGAGCGCAAGCATAGAATCGAAGACGCCTTAGAGGCCGTAAGATCAGCACAAGAAGATGGTATTATTCCCGGCGGCGGCACTGGTCTTTTGCGCGCTAGCAGGAGTGTGGCTATCGTCACACATGATACCGACACAGAGTTAGACATGTCTGGTCAGTTTACGGGTGTTGAAATTGTTAGAAAAGCGTGCATGGCACCTATCAGACAGATGGCAGCGAATGCTGGTGAATCTGCTGACATTATTATTAAAGAGATACTTAATTCAGAAGATGATACTGGCTGGGATTTTAAGAATAATAAATTGACACACATGATTGAAGATGGTATTATAGATCCTGTAAAGGTTACTAAAACAGCTTTGCAAAATGCCGCTAGTTGTGCCGGCACACTACTTACAACTAATTTCGGTATTATTCAAACGGAGGACAGATGATGAATCAGGGAGATTTGGTGCACATCCCACAAGGTGTTGACTTGTGGTGTGAAACGGAAAAAGGAATGAGAATGAGAAGAACAGAGAGGCCAACAGTCGGTGTTTATCTGAGCACAACGAGCCCACATGTTTATCAAGTATACGCCAATGGTCATGAATGGAATTTAAAGATTAGAGATGTTTATCCAATGGAGGCAGCGTGTTAGTAAGATTAACAGAGATCTGTCAAAACAACTTGCTTACAAGCAAGAAACAGGCTTACACGCTCAGAGAAGTATTTATAAACCCTGAACACGTTGTGATGATTAGAGAAGAAGCAAGAATGCAACAGCTAAAAGAACAAGGCGCACTTCCTGAAGATTTGAATGATGGTCATAGATTTACTAAGTTAACTATTAATCGTGGGCATACTGGAACTGAGATAATCGTGGTTGGTTCACCCGATATCATTGAAAAATCTTTGAACCAAAACAAAAAACTTATTAGAGGATAAAATGAGCACACCACAAAGAATTAACATACAATACAGCATTGATTTCGAAGAGCTTCCAGCAGAAGTGACCAAGCTTTATGATAAGGCGATCAAACAATATGGAAATATCAATCTACCAAAACTATCTAAACAAAATATACTGAGTTCTTCAAATGTGCTATTAATCGACGAGGCCAGAAAAGCGCTTGCTAAGACAGATATAATGCTTTCAGATGCCCAGTCGATCATCAACTCTTATGTTGAATATGAGCTTTCGCTCACTAGAGACGCGCCACAACAGGAAATGACGCATCCAGATCAGCAAAATCAAGTGTTGCAAAATGAAAACGCCAGTTAAGTCTAACACGCATTACGTTAGTGCTGATTATTTAAAATCGATCATACCTAAAGAAAGAAAAATTATTAGCCTAATACTTTCTTCTGGGCAAATCGAGTGTGATTTGGCGTTCAACGATTTTAATATTACAGCTTTTACAAATCGCTGGGCCAATTATGAATTTTGGGATTCAATCCTAAAAGACCCCTATAAAATTGCGGACTTAGCCGATGGTATGCACAAGCAACTAAACCCTCAAATGGTTTTTTTGTTACAGAATAATTGGGTCAAAATGAAAGACCCATTTTTTAGATCAGCAATATATTTTATTTTAAATCGTTATTCTTATGATGGAACAATATCTCACGGCGACTTTAATTCCAGTAACTATTCTGCTATTTGTTCAAGATCACTAATAAATTTTTATGAAAATAATGAGATTGAAAAGATTAAAATAAAATACTATAAAGCAGAAAAGTATTATGACGTTTTAGAAGACATTGATCCATCAGAGATTCTGCTACTCCCAGTAGGACCTATAAAGATTGGGCCCTTAAATAAAAATATATATACTGGTCATGAAATGTATGATTTGGATTATGGTGTTTTAAGAAAGCTTTTGCGTGATTATCAAAAAGATTTTATAGCTATTTTCAAATATAATAAAAAAATTATCGATGATTTTAGACACAATAATGTTATCATGATTGATGATGCTGGAATAGCAACAGAAAATTCAAGAGCATGTAATGAAATAGTAGTTCATAATCTGGGAGTCAAATGAGTTACAACATTTTTATAGCTTGTCTTCTCTTTGCTCTAGGCCAAACAATGGGCTGGTTTCAATTGAATGCACAATTTGTTTGGGAATGGTGGAAAGATAAACCAATTTTATCAGCAGCAATATTTTCGGTGCCCACCGGAATATGTTTTTGGTACGGAGTTAAAATTTGTTATGAAGAGTGGGGGGAAGTTTGGGGCCCAAGATTCTTAATTTTTACAATGTCATATTTAACTTTCCCTTTACTAACTTGGCATTTTCTACATGAAAGCATGTTCACGGCTAAGACTATGATTTGTGTTGTGTTATCGTGCCTAATTGTGGGTGTGCAGCTTCTTTGGAGATAATTTATGGCTGATATTTATTTATTTGATGTTGATGGAACTCTTACGCCGGCAAAATCCAAAATAAACCCTTTTTTCCAACAAACTTTTTTGTCATGGATGCAAGATAAGGAGGTTTATATTGTCTCTGGTGGCTCCTTTACTAGACTATTAGATCAACTAGGCATTGAAATAATGAATCACACTTCGGGTGTTTTTGCCTGTATGGCAAATACATTTTATCAAAAGCGTGATCAAATTAATCCCATTTGTGCAAATGAGTGGAATTTGATTTATGAAAATAAATTTGTTCCTCCAAAAAATTTAACACGCTCATTGCGTTCATATGTTTCAAAATCTGATTATCACACCAAGACAGGTAATCACTATGAAAACAGAACTGGTATGATAAATTTTTCAATCGTGGGTAGAAATGCGACTGCTGCACAAAGAGAACAGTATGCTGTGTACGACTCTGAAAAAAAAGAGCGTGAAAGAATTGCAGGTAAGTTAAAAGAAAAATACAGCGATCTTGATTTTGTAATTGGTGGAGCCGTTAGTATGGACATATTCTATAAAGGCAACGATAAGTCCCAAGTTGTAAAAAGATATTTTAACGAAGCCTTAAAGAATAACAGGCTTCACTTCGTAGGAGATAGAATCGCTAAAAACGGCAATGATTATGCCCTTGCTAAAGTATTGCGCCGCCGTAAAAATGGGTTTGCTTACGAGGTAGAAACCTGGGAAGACACGGCAGCGTTATTAAAGACACCCCCTTTTGCGTAGTTACTGATAAAAACAACTATTTATAGTGTTGGAGTTAAATTAATGGATATATCTACAGATAGTTGGTTTGAGTATCTTCGCGAAGAAGTTTTAACAGAGGGCTTACGAGACATAGGTTTGCCCGAGAGCGTTGTTGATTTTATTGAGGCAGCGATGCCACAAGCACCCGAGAAAGCAAAGACATACGCAGGCAACGAATGGAAGAAATACGAGTTGCCCCGCAACGGAAGAACCTTTGCTCAAAGAAATTGGGGAGGTTTTATGGAAAGAACCTTCCGCAATGAGATTCAGGATATTGCCCCAGAGGATAGACCCCCCGGCTCCGTAGACAAT